TCGGTCGCGGCGGCCTGCGCGATCGGCGCCAGGATGACGAAGCGCGCCAGCGGTAGGACGTTGCCGCGCATCGCCTCGTCGAGTAGCTCGCGCTTCACGAACGCGGACTGGTTGTACGAGAAGGTCTTGAACTGGGCAGCGATCTTGCCGATCGGGTGCGAGGCCCACTGCGGCAGATCCTGCGGGTCGACGCGGAACTGCGTGCGCTCGACGATGTTGCGGGCAGCCGCGATCTCCTCGTCGTCGGTGAGCACGCCCTTGCGGCGCACGATCTCGTCCACGTCCAGGCCCATCGTCTTGAGGGCACGCGCGGCCGAGCTGGAGCCGCGGGTCGCCTGTTGGGCCATATCGCGGGCGAAGTTGCGCCCGCCGATGGCCGCTACCCGGCGGTTGAAGCGCTCGACCTGGTTGAACCCAGGCATCAGCAGACCTGGAATTCGGTCGGACCACCCAGCCCCCTCACGGACCTCGCGGATCACGTCGTCGAGCGTGACCCCGGCCCGCTCCGCGAAGTCCTTCTCGGCCGCGCTCCAGACGGCGCGTGGAGCGGCGGCGAGCGTGCGGAGCACGCCGGTCACGCTGGCCGTGTTGACCGACTGGGTGGCGTTGCCGAGCGCGGCGAGGCCGAGGCGCGTCAGGGCGTGGTACGTGCGTGCGACCCGGCTGAGATCCTCCGCCGCTTGAGCATGCGTCTTCGCCCGGACGATGGTCTTGAAGAAGTCGTTGGCGAGGTCGCCTTGGTAACCCTCGGCGGTCATGCGCTGGATGAGCCGATCCTTGATCGCGTCGTCACGGCCGAACTGGGCGACCTCATGGATCCGGCGCGTCGCGGACAGGACGTGCGCGTAGAGCGCTTCCTTCGTCTTCTCGTAACCGGGGAGGTTGGCCAAGCGCTCCATCTCGAGCGAGCCGTGGCGGCGGTCACGGCTCGCGGTGGCGAACCGGTTCAACCGGTCGACCGCCTCGCCCTCGTCGGCGGCCTGGCCCGTGTCCATCAGGTAGCGGATGGCCTCGGCGCGCTTCTTCGTGTCCCGGAGGCGCGTGACGATGTCCTCCTTGTAGGTGTGGGGGAAGTAGTTGTTGATGCGCTCGGCGACGTTCACGCCGGCGTTTTCTGCCCGGCTGAACAGGTCGTCCAGCACGCCCTTCGCCTCGGCGGCCGCCTTCTCGACGCGGGGGCCGGTCGCCCGGGCGTTCCCCTCGAGCACGTCGACCATATTCGTGAACTCGCCTTTGGAGAGGCCGCGCACGGTCGGCATGCGCCGGATGTACGCGGCGGCGTCGACCTCGGCGCCCTCGCGCCAGTCGTGGACGCGCTGGGCCAACTCCCGACCCGCCTCGCCCATCGAGCCGATGACGTTGCGGCTACGGTCGACGATCTGCCGCAACAGCCCAACCTGCTGCGGCGGCAGCAGTGCTTCCGGCTGGAGAAATTCGGGACGCGGAACCGCCACCTTCGGCGCGCGGACGCGCACCTCTTTGATGACGTTGCCGAGCTCGTCCAGGATGGGCGCCACGTCGCCCTTCTGCGGGCGAATCGGCCGGCCGCCCGCGTCGAGCAACCCGCCGGCCTCACCACCGACTTCGCCGGCGGCCGAGACGAGACCCCCCGCCCGCCCCGGGCCGGCCGGGCCGCTCGTCCCGGTCAGCCCTTCGCGGAAGCCACGGGCGAGTTCCTCCTCGCTGGTTCCCAGCCCCAGGCCGGGCAAGCCCTCGACGGCGGCCGGCACGGATTCGAGCTGACGCCCCGCGGCCCGGGTCAGGGCGCCGACGAAGTCGCCGGCCGTGAGCGTCTCGCCCGCCCGCACCTTCCGCTCTATCTCCGGGTCGCGCACGGGCTTGTTCGGCTGGAACGGCAGGAACGGTGCGCCGGCGAACGGCAGGAACGGGACGTCCGGCGTCGGGAAGTCGAGGGTCTGCTCACTCTCGGGGGCGAGGCGCACGGCGGCGTTCACGTCGTAGCCCGGCGTCGGCAGGGAACCCGGGTACGGCCCCTCCTCCAGCATCCGGCCGGCCGGCCCCTGCGCCGTGGTGAGCTTGCTCGTCGGCACCCCGTCGCCGAGCAGGGCGTCGGTCAGGTTCTCGAGCGCGTCCCGCACCCGTTGGCGGCGTGTGGGTGGCTCCACCGACCCACCGACCGGTGCCTCCAACTCCCGCGGCGGCAGACTGCCCGGGTACGGTCCCGCGTCGGGTGCCGGCGGACCGTAGACCTCAGACTGCCCCGCAAGCGGTCGCGTGTCTGCTTGCACAGAACCGGGCCGATTTCGTGCGGAAACAGACGGAGGGCCGGAATACGCATCCGGAGTCGGGAGGCCCTCAGAATCGGCGTACAGCGCGTCGTCCTCCGGCGCTATGGGCACCGTGGTGGGCCGGGAGGGCTGCGCCTGCTCGGCGACCTGCGGCGGGGCGGTGGTGTGCAAGCGGACCGCGGCGGCGGTCGGGTCGGCGGCGAGCGTCCGCAGGCGCATCGGGGTGTAGGCGGCGTCGTAGGGGATGACGCGCCGCGCGACGCCGCCGGTCGCGGTCGAGGACTCGTAGACGTACATCGTCCTCCGGTCGGCATCCGCCCAGCCGTCGAACATCCGGACGTGGCCGTAGCCGCGCGGGTCGGAGCCCGTCGTCAGGTTGAGCGCGTCGCCGGGGGTGAGCTCGTCCTTGGGGATGGGGTCGGCGACGTTCCCGAGCGTGTCGGTGGTCTGCCGCCCGACGCCCCAGGCCCGCGAGATGAAGGCCGAGCAGTCGATGCCCTGCTTGTCGGCGCCGCCCCACAGGTACGGCGTGCCGACGTACGCCTCTGCCCGCTGCCGGATGGCCGTCCGTTCGGGGGCCAGCTCCGCGGAAGGGAGCCGGCCGCCGGCTGTCGGGCCGGCGGCGGCGGGTGCCCCCTGGGCGGGGAACGTCTGTGGCCCTTCGGCACCGAGGGCCTGCTGGGCCGCCTGGTAGCCACGGGCGGCACGGTTGGGGTCGACGGAGCGTTGGCCGGTCCGCTGGGCGAACTCCGCCAGCGCCGGACCGCGCAGCCCCTGCCGCTGGCCTTCCCGGATGGCCTGGCCGAGGTAGCCGGAGAGCGCCCAGCGGTTGCCGCTGTGGGGGTCGGCGGCGAGCTCGGCGTCGGCCTGCTGTTCCGAGAGGCCGCGCGATCGGGCGTACTCGTCGCCCATCCCACCGCCGAAGAAGAACTGGAACGTGCCGCGGGAGCCGCCGATCGTCTGGTCCCCCTGAGCGCCCCCGTAGCCCTGCTCGGTCTGGGCGACGGCCACGGCGGCCCGGGCGCCGTCGTCGTCCAGTCCGGCGTCCAGCGCGTCCTGGTACACGCGCCGGAGCGGTCCCGTCGTCGTTCCTCCTCCGCCGGCCGGCGCCGTGCCGGCCGGCGGAGGCACGGCCGCGCGGGGGCGCGCGGCCGTCTCCCACGCCCGCCGGGCCGGCGCGAACGCCTCGTCTATTCGGGCACGCGCCCGCTCGGCGAAGTCGTTGGAGGCCCAGGCCTCCTCGGCCGGGGCGAAGGCGGCCCGTACCTGCTGCCGGGCGCGCTGGGCGAAGGCGTCCCGGTCGGCCTGGTCGTTCCGTTCCTGGGCGGCGACGCCGGCCTCGACCACGGCCCTCATCCGCTCGACGCCGGCCTCGTACTCCTGCTTCTGTTGGTCCTGGAAGCTGTCTTCCGGGATCGGAGGAAGGCTTACCGCCATTCGTTAAGCCGCTCTGTATGTTGCGTGCCTTGGTCCAACCGCGGTCGGAAGTGACCTGCGGTACTGGTCCATTACTTCTTCTGGGTCTTCACCAACAAATTCGTAACCCCCAAGCATCATTTTGCGTCCATAAACGCCTAAGTTATTGAAGTCCGTTGGGCTCCACTGGGATGGCCGTTGTAGTCCGGCCTGCACGGCCGGCGAGGTGCGGGGGCCGTAGGTGGTCGGGGCGGCCTCCATCGTCGCGCCGGCGACCGTTCCGGCCGCCTGCTGCGCCGTGCGCGAGGGCCAGGTGTTGCTGATGGCCGCGATGGGCTCGCCCCGCAGCATCCGGTTGGAGGCGTCGTCGACGACGCTCTGGGGCGGCGGCGTCCCGAAGCGGGCCTGGTAGGCCGAGGTGATGGTCTGCAGCCAGGCGTTGGCGGCGGGCGCGGCGGGCTGGGCCGGTGCCGCGGGAAGAGCCGGCTGGCCGACCCCGAGGTCGCCGAAGAGGCCCCGCTGCGCCGCGTTCTGGGCCGTGAGCGGGAGCCGCCCCATAGCAGCAGCGATGTTCGCCTTCATCGACTCGGGGATGTTCGCCAACGTGGAGGCGTAGGCGAAGGCGTTCTCGGGGCCGCGGAGACTGCTCATCAACCGGAGCATGTCGACGGTGGTCCGGTTCTGCTCGGTCTCGCGCGCCAGCGTCGGCGTGCCCGGCACCTGGCCGAGGACCTGCTCGACCAGGGCGGCCGAGGAGGGCTGACCCGTGGAGGCCGTCATCGCGCGCAGGCGGTCGATGGCGACTCTGGCCTGGGCCGCGTCCATCCCGAGCGTCTGGGCGACGGTGTTCGCTTCCATCTGCCGGCGTGTCTCGCCGTCGGCGGCGGCGTAGGCGGCGTTGCCGCGGAGGGCGCCGATCGCGTCGAGCACGGACTGGCCCTTGCCGGCGAAGGATTGGCCGGGCAGGTAGCCGGAGAGCTCGGCCTGCTCGTAGGCGCGGCGCCAGACGTCGCGGGCCTCCTCGAGGTCGACCCGGCGCATATCGACCCCGATGAGGCGCTGGTAGGCGAGCCAGGTGTTGAGCGCCCGGTCGGCGGCGGCGGCGGCGTCGAGGTTGGTCCCGGTTCCGGTGCCGGTGCCGCCGCCGCTGCTCGGCCCCGAGCGGTTGAAGGCGGAGGTGACGGACGCCTCGTCCCAGGGGCCGTCGTAGTTGGCGATGCGTAGTCCCTGGCGTATCTCGCCGAGGGTCTTGGGTCCTTCGCGCGTCTGGACGACCTTGCCGTCGTCTTCCACCTACGCCTCCTGTCTCGGTGCGACCGGCGGCACGGGTCCCCTGGCCAACCGGAGCACCCGCTCGGTCGCGGCCGCCTCGTCCCGCATCTCCCTGGCCAGCCCCCGCGCGATCTCGGCGTACTCGGCCCCGCCGACGAGGGAGACCACCCGGTCCCGGCCGGGCTGGTTCACCGACCCGTCCGGGAGGAAGAAGTACGGCCGCCAGTAGGCCAGGGATTGGGCACGGGTCGGCGTCGCCACCTGGGGCGCGTAGAGGCTTCCGAGGATGTTCTCGGCCGCGGCGGTCGCGAGACGCTCGAGGCGGTCGGAGACCTCGGCCGCGACCCGGTCGGCGGCCGCGCCCGTCCTAGCCACGCGGGAACGGTCCGATGCCGGGCTGCGCCGGATTCGGGTTCACCAACATCCCCGGACTGAAACCGGGGGAGCCGGCCGGCGTCCCGGGCAATCCACCCGGGAAGGTCGGCTGCAGTCCCGCCTGCGGCGGCGCGTTGGCCGGGACGGCCGGCATCCCCGGGCCACCGGGCGCGAACGGCATTCCTTGCCCGGCGAAAGCCACATCGCCGAACCCGCCCAGCGCGCTCCCGGCCTGCGGCCCACCGGGCTGTCCGACCAACGGCTGACCGCCCGGGACACCGGGAGGGGTCATCCCGGGCATCCCGGGCATCCCCGGCGGCATCATCCCCATCTGGGCCGCCAGCAGTTGGTCCGCCTGCTGGACCTGCTGCTCCTGCATCGCGCCGATCTTCTGGAGCACGCGCTGCTTGAGCTGCTGCTTGATTTCCGGCTCGGCCATAATCTCCTCGACGGTCCGGGCCAACTCGACCTCCTCCCAGTTCCCGCCGAGCGCCTCGATGGCCTGGGAGCGGCTCTCGAAGCCGGCCTGCACCATCTCGGCGTGCTTGCGCACCTCCACCAGCTCGGACGCCTTGTCCTCCGGCTGGAGGAACACGGCGTACCGGTGGATGCCTTTCAGGTCGGCCGGTCCTATAGCGAGAACCGCCCCCTGCGGCGCGGACCGCTGCCCCTTCCCGACGACCGGCGTCCCGACGGCGTAGACCGTCTCGCCTATCTCGTTCTCGATGCACCAGGACTCGAAGGCCGTCCGTCTGGCCATCGCCCGGCGGGTGTTCAACACGATCGGGTTGAAGGCGACCCGCCCCAACCGCGCCGCGAGCGCGAGCTGGTAGCCCGAGTCGGTCGTGTCCACCACGCCCTGCAGGACCTTCGGCAGGATGAGGTTCACCCACTCCATCAACTGGGACATGTACTCACCGAGGCTCTGCCCGGCCCTCGGCATCTCCACCGGCCCCACGTCGTCGGGCAGCACGTAGCCGGGCTGAATCCGCAAGGGCTGCCGGCCCGACTGCTTCCCGTCGTCGCCGTAGGTCGAGTCCGGCACCTTGTCGCCCGGGGAGCGGTTCCGCTTGAACGAGGCCAGCCCCGTCATCACGGCGTTGATTTGCTGGACCGTCAGCATCTCGTCTATCTGGTCGAACAAATCCAGGAAGCCGTAGAGCACGCCGAGTCCCGCCCGCTCCGGCAGCCGGCTGGCCGTCGTCGTCCCCAGGCAGTGGGCGTAGGGACCCCGCAAGGACATCGTGACCGGGTCGCCGTAGCGGTGGCGGAAGCGGCGCACGAGCTCGCCCCGGCCCCGACCCGCATTGGAGCCGGAGAACTGGCTCGGGCCGGAGAGGATGTAAGCGGCCTCGCGCCACGTCCAGCACTCGGTGAGCGTCAGGTGGGCCGTGCCGTGCATCGCCGTCTTCCACTCGCTCACCGGCAAAGCTTGTCCGAGCCCCTGCGGCACCACCTTGCCGTCGGAGTCCAGCGCCATCCCGTACCTCGTCAGGGTTTCGAGGTAGGGC